GGGCTGCCGAGAAGGCGCTGGAGCCGCAGACGGACGAGCTGTTCGCCGTCGACGAGTACCGCGTCAGCAAGTCGGCCGGCAAGCAGGCCGACGTCGGCGCCGCCTAGACCGGTCCGCGCCTCCGGATGCCACCGGCCAGTGGCGCGGACCCCACCACCACCCACACCGGCCGCGTCGAGTTCCCCCCGGCCCCGCGGCCAGCCAGGCCGCCTCGCCCCCTTCGACCGGGGCGGCCTGGTCTCCCACTCCCGAAAGGCCCGCACCATGAGCACCGAGAAGCGCACCGAGCTCTTCGGCCCCGACCGTTCCCGAGTCGGCTACGAAGAGCACGAATGGTCCGTCTGGATCCTCGGCACCGACGACATCCACCCGCAGGCATCCATCACCGATGCCCTTCAGTACGCCGCCGAACACAACGCCTGCTTCGCCGACATGCGCATGCGCGACAGCAGCCAGTACGCGCCCGTTCTGTACGCCGTCGTCCTGCACCACGGGTACGCCTGGACCCAGGCCACCGAGCACACCCACAGCGTCGACTGCGGCATCGAAGACTGCGTGGCCTGCACCGGGACCCGCGCAATCCACTGCGCCCGCTGCACCGACGACGACGGGCCCTTCACCACCTCCGGACTGTGCGAAGCCTGCGCCCGGCCGCTGCCACTGGCCGGTGCGATGTGACCGCCGCCGTTGAGGTCGAGGCTCCGCGCATCGTCGACGGTCTGCCCGCCGATGAGTACCACGCGGATCGCACGTCGATCTCGTCGTCCGGGCTGCGTGCCCTGCTCGCGCCGGGCTGCCCCGCCCAGTTCAAGTACGACCGGGACAACCCGCAGCCGCCGAAGAAGGAGTTCGACCTCGGCAACGCAGTGCATGCCGAGGTGCTAGGCGAGGGCCACGACATCGTCGAGATCGAATACGCCGACTACAAGACCGGCGCGGCGCAGGCAGCGAAGCGCGAGGCTTACGCCGCGGGCAAGGTGCCGCTCCTGCCGAAGGAGAAGCTCCAGGTCGACGCAATGGCCGCAGCGATCCGCCAGCACCCGGTGGCCGGGTCGCTGTTCGCGCCCGGCACGGGTGTGGCCGAGCAGTCGATCTACTGGACCGATCCCGCGACCGGCGTCCGCTGCCGGGTCCGCCCGGACTGGCTGAAGCAGCTGCCCGGCCTGGCGTTGTGCGTCGACCTCAAGACCATTCGCGCCTCGGACCCGGACACGATCTCCCGCGCTATTCGCGACCACAACTACCACCAGCAAGATCCCTTCTACATCGACGGGATCTACGCAGCGCTCCAGCCCGAGGACGTCCGCTTCGTCTTCGTCTTCGTCTCCAAGCAGGCCCCGCACCTGGTCACGGTCCGCGAACTGACCGACCAGGACCGTGACATCGGCCGTGCCCGCAACCAGCGCGCCCTGCGGATCTATGCCGAGTGCCAGCAGACCGGCATCTGGCCCGACTGGACCGGGCCCGTCACCGAAATCCCCCAGATTGGAATGCCGACCTGGGACACCCTCCGCCAGACCGAGGAGTACCTGAAGTGACCAGCGAGATCGCCACCCGCGACGAGCAGCAGGCCGTCGCCGTACAGCAGCCGCCATCCGCGCCGACATCCGAACTCCTGGAATGGGTCGAGTCCGCCCGCCAGGCCAACATCGTCGCCCAGTCCCTCGCCAAGACCGACTTCGCCGGCGCCTACCGCGGCAAACCCGACGAGATCACCGCCGCAATCCTCACCGGCCAGGAACTCGGCCTCAAGCCGATGACCGCCCTGAAGTCCATCGACGTCATCCAGGGCCAGCCCGCCCTCCGTGCCCACGCCATGCGGGCCATCGTCCAGTCCCAGGGCCACGACATCGAACTCGTCGAGTCCGACGACCTGCACTGCGTCATGCGGGGCCGCCGCAACGGCGCCGAAAGCTGGCAGACCGTCGTCTGGGACATTCCGCGAGCACAGCGCATGGGGCTCCTCGGCAAGGACCAGTGGAAGAAGCAACCGAAGTCCATGCTCGTCGCCCGCGCCACTGGCGAACTCTGCCGACTGATCGCCTCCGACGCCCTGCACGGACTGCCGTATGCCGCCGAGGAGGTCGACGGCTACGTCCACGGGGAGATCGCCCCGCCGAAGCCCCGCCTGAGCGTCGCCGCGATCACCACACAGGCGCCCGCCGCAGTCGCCCCGGCCGTCGAGCCGCCGCACGTCGCCGACACCGGAGCCGAAGACGGCGTCTGGGACGCCGACGCCGTCGAGGACTCCACCGACTGGCCCGAGGCCGCACAGCCCGGCGGTGCCGCATGAGCAGCACACTCCGCGAACCCGCGCCGGGCCAGTGGGGTCCTGACGTCAGCGCCTACCAGGCAGCCATGAGCGTCGTTGCCCTCCACGTCGCGCAGGTCTTCATCAAGAGCAGCTCCAGGGAGGCGCACGCCTGGGCCCGCGAACTCGCCCAGGAGTTGCAGACCGAAGCCTGCGACATCTCGCCGGAGATCGGCCGCCACCTCGTGGAAATGACGATCCAGAAGGTCGACGACCTGCCTTTCTAGCCCGCACGACCTGAGCCGGCCGCGGGCAATGCGGCCGGCTCACAACCCCAGCGTCTCAGAAGGGAACCGTCATGACGACAGCCATCACCCCCGACCAGGCCAAGGCCCGCGCCAACCGTCTCCTGCGCCAGCTCGGCCCCGTCGACGACTGGACCACCGCTCTCTTCGACCAGGTCGTCCTCCACCTCGGCCGCAGCAGCTACCCGTTCGGCATGAACGACGTGCGACTCCTCGTCCCCCAGGACGACTGCCGCAAGGCCGGACTGTACTTCCGGGCGCTGATCGAGCTGGAGCACCCCACCGTCCTCGAAGTCGTCGGCGAAGTCGTCTCGATCAACCCCAAGGCGCACGGCAAGAAGGTCCAGGAGTACCGGCTCACCCGCGCCGGACGGCGCTACCTCGAAGCCCGCATCGCCCAGCGCACCGCCGCCCGAGCCGAGCAGCGGAGGGCGGCGTGATGACCGTCCTCGACGTCGCCGACTGGGCGATGACCGCCGCCCCCTACGTTCCCGCCGTCGTCATCCCCAGCGCCCTGGCCGCCGCCGTGTACGCCGCCTGGCACACCACCCGCGCCTGGCGCCGGCGCCGGGCCGTGCGGGCCGAAGCGGCACGCGTCGCCGCAGCCGACCAGCGCCTCGGCGACCGCCTCCACCGCCAGCCCCGCCAGGCCGGCCCCCACGACCACGCCTACCGCAGCCTCGAACAGCTCTACCAAATGCCCGCATGGGAGGACGAGACGCGATGACCACCGCAACCAAGGAGCCGCCGAACCACAACACGCTCACCTGCTACACCGACTACCGATGCCGACGGCCCGAATGCGCCGAGCGATACAACGCCTACCGGCGCGACCGGCGCAGGGCGGAGAACGAAGGCACCTGGCAGCCGCTCGTCGACGCCAAGCCCGTCCGCGATCACCTTCTCGCGCTCCAGGCAGCGGGCATCGGCGCCCACCGGGTCGCAGTGCTAGCCGACCTGCCGTACCAGACCGTCCGCGAGTTCCTGCACCACAGCTACGGCCATCGCCGCGCACGCCGTAGCCGCACATCACCGGAGACCGCAACCAAGATCCTCGCCGTCTCGGCGGCGGCCACCCTGCCCGGCTTCGTCGACGCCACCGCATCCCGCCGACGCATCCAAGCCCTCGTCGCCAAGGGCTGGCCGATGACCCAACTCGGCCCTCGCCTCGGCCTCAACGCCAAGCACGTCCAGAAGATCACCACCCAGCGGTACGTCTACCACTACACCGCCACCGCGGTGGAGGAGGCTTACGACACTCTTCGCACCCTGCGCCCGGAACGGCGAGGCGTCGACAGGCGCTCCGCCGACATGGCCCGCCGCCGTGCGGCCTCGCGGCGCTGGCCAACCCCCGAGTACTGGGACGACTTCGCCGACCTGATCGGCGACCCGGACTTCGTTCCCGAGTACGGCAGGCTCCGCGCCGAAGTCATCGCCGAAGACGCCGCATGGATCATGCGCACCTCCGGCCTCGACGCCGAGCAGACGGCCGAACGTCTCGGCATCACCCGCGCCTACCTCCACCAGGCGGTCGCCCGCGCCAAGGAGGCGGCGTGATGTCGAACCTCAGGCTCCTCGCCGCATTCTGTGGGGTCGGCGGCTGCACCCGCGGCTACCAACGAGCTGGCTTCCACGTCACCGGCGTCGACATCGCACCCCAACCCCGTTACTGCGGCGATCGGTTCGTCCAAGGCGATGCCGTCGACTTCATCAGGGCGCACGGCCATGAGTACGACCTGATCCATGCCGGCCCGCCCTGCCAGCACGACTGCACGCTCACCGCGGGCACCAACGCCGGGAAGTTCCAGTACCCGGACCTGCTCGACCCCACCCGCGTAGCACTCGAAGCGACCGGCCGGCCCTACGTGATCGAGCAGCCGCCAGGCAAGGCATCGAAGCGGATGCGCGTCGACCTGACCCTGTGCGGCGAGATGTTCGGGCTCGAAGTGATCAGGCACCGCAACTTCGAACTCGGCGGCTGGACCATGCCGAAGCCCGCACACCTCAAGCACCGCGGGCGAGTAGCTGGCATGCGGCACGGCGTCTGGTACCAGGGCCCCTACTTCGCCGTGTACGGCGACGGCGGCGGCAAGGGCACGGTCGCCGACTGGCAGCGCGCCATGGGCATCGACTGGACCGACGTCCGCAAAGAGATAGCCGAGGCGATCCCGCCCGCCTACGCCGAGGCGATCGGATCTTCCTTCGCTGCGCAGTTCGCCATCGAGGCCGCCGCGTGACCGCCTCCCGCCCAGCCCGCGCCGGCCCCCACTAGCCCGGCACCCGCGCCCCTTACCCGTACCGCCAGGAAGAAGACGACCGTGGGCTACGAACTCCGCCGCCAGCTGCGCGAGGCGTTGGGGCCGGACATCACCGGCTTGCAGCGTGCCGTTGCCCTGGAGATCGCCGACGACGCGAACGAGCGGACGCGGAGGAGCTGGGTCGCGCTTGAAGACCTCGCCCGGTGGACCGGGGCGAAGGACAGCGGCGTCGTGCGGAACGCCCTCAAGCGGCTCGCTGCCAACGGGTGGGAGTTCCGGGTTCCGATCGGCAAGGGCAAGGACGGCCGGGCTCTGTACGCGGTGCCCGGGACCCGGATGACTTTCGTCGTGCCCGACTTCCAAGGGGGAGCCACGGCTCCCCCTTCCGGAGCCGAGAAGGGGGAGCCACCGCTACCCCTAGGGGGAGCCACCGCTATCCCTAGGACCCCCAAAGGGGGAGCAGGGGCTCACTCAGAAGGTGCCACGGCACCTTCTGAAGGTGCCGTGGCTCCCCCCTTCTCCTCAGACTCCTCAGACTCTAAAGAGCTAGCTAGCGTGCCAGCGCCCGACGCCGCCCCCGATCACGGCATCCCGCGAGACGCCCGCCCACTCGTCGACGGGCTCACCGCGGCAGGCGTCATCGTCCGCTGGCCCTTCAAGGGCAACCGCTGGTTCCCGCTCCTCGCCATGATCGCCAAGAGCGGTGTCCCCGCCATGGTCGATTACGCAGTCAGAGCCGCCTCCAAAGCGGACGTCCAATCGGCCAACTACTTCCTCAAGGGCTGGAGCGAACTCCCCCCGCTGCCCGAGCCCAGTGCCGACCGTCCACCCCTGCGGTCCGTGCCGACTGCCCGCTCCACCACCGACCAGCGCGTCGCCCAAGGCCAGGCCCTCGCCGCCATGTTCCGCGAACAGGAGCAGCGCGCCATCGAACCCCGACGCGAAGACCAGGAGCCCGCATGACCCTCGCCGAAATCGCAGATCTGCTCTCCATCGACGCCGGCATCAGCCAGCGCACCATCGGCGAATCCGACGTCCGCGCCTGGCACATGGTCCTCGGCGACATCGACTTCGCCGCCGCCAGCGCCGCCCTGCGCGACCACTACCGACAGCACACCGCCCGCGTCATGCCCGCCGACATCGTCCGCCGCGTCAAGCCCAAGACCAGCTACGAGTACTACGCCGAGAAAGGGATCTTCTAAGTGACCACAGATCTCGATCCTGAGCTGCTTGAGCGGACCCCGCCCCGCGACACCCTCGCCGAACAGTCCGCCCTGGGCGCCTGCCTCCTGTCGCCGCTCGCCTGCGCCGAAGTCCTCGCCGCATCCGCCGCCGAGGCCTACTACCAGCCGCGGCACGTCACGATCTACCGCGCCATCGCCGCGCTGTTCTCGCAGAAGCAGCCCGTCGACCAGATCACCGTCGCCAAATACCTCGCCGACCAGGGTGAACTCCACAGGATCGGGGGCGCCGTCTACCTGTACGAGCTGGTTCAGGCCGTGCCGACCGCGGCGAACGGCGAGTACTACGCCGAGATCGTCCAGGACCGCGGCCTGCGCCGCGCTCTCATCCAGCTCGGCGACCGGCTCACACAGATGGGCTACAGCCCCGACGGCGCGACCAGCGAACTCATCGAGCGCGCCGTCGCCATGTGTCGCGAACTCCGCGACCGCACCAGCGAAGACGACGACCTACCCACCGAAGACATCCTCGACTTCGTCGAACACGAGGAGACCTACGACTGGATCGTGCCCGGCCTCCTCGAACGCATGGACCGCATGATCCTCACCGCGGGCGAGGGTGGCGGCAAGTCCGTCATGCTCCGCCAGATCGCCATCACCCTCGCCGCTGGCATCCACCCCTTCGAGACGTGGAAGACCATCGACCCGATCAAGGTCATGGTCCTCGACTGCGAGAACGGCGAAGCCGCCTCCCGCCGCAAGTACAAGCCGCTGCTCGCTGCCGCCGACAGCCTCGACCGCCCCATCCACCGCGGCCAGTTCCACATCCGCTGCCGGCCCGAAGGCCTCGACCTCACCCGCCCGCAAGACCGCTCCTGGGTGATGCGCCGCGTCGAGGAGTTCAAGCCCGAACTCCTCGTCATCGGCCCGATCTACCGCCTCCACGCCGGCGACCCGAACAGCGAAGAGCTGGCCCGCAAGGTCTCGGTCGTCCTCGACGAGGCCCGCGCGACTGCCGGCGCCGCCGTCTTCATGGAAGCCCACGCCCCCCACCACAACGGCTTCGGCCAGCACCGGGCCCTGCGCCCCGTCGGCTCGTCGCTGTGGATGCGCTGGCCCGAGTTCGGGTTCGGCCTGCGCCCCGTCGAGGACGAGAAGTCCGCCGAGGACGGTGACGGCGCCCGCGGCCGGCGCTTCCTGCCCTGGCGCGGCATGCGCGACGAACGCAACTGGCCCCGCTTCGTCCGCCAGGGCGACAAGTGGCCCTGGATCTCCTACAAGCCCATCGACGCCGACATGTACGGCAACTCGCAGACGGGAGCGATCTGGTGAGCGACTACAACGACTGGGCCGCCTACCTGGAGCAGCTGACCATGGACTGCGCCGACCGTCAGGCGACCGCCGAGCTGTGCGACGGCAACAGCCCTACCGGAGAACCCGGGATCGCCGCCCTGCCGACGATCTATCGCGGCACCCAGTTCCGCTCCCTCCTCGAAGCTGGCTGGGCCGCCACCCTCGACTCCCTCGGCATCGTCTGGGAGTACGAGCCCGAGACGTTCCAGCTCGAATCCGGGGCGCGCTACCTGCCCGATTTCCACCTCACCGAGATCGGCGTCTGGGTGGAGGTCAAAGGGCCCGGCATACCCAGGGTCGAGAAGGCCTACGAGCTCGGCCGGATGCTCGCCTGCCACTGCAAGCCCATGTCCTGCGACTGTCGCTGGCCGGGCGGCGAGATGGTCATCGTCGGTCACCCGCCCAGGCCGTTCAATGTGTGGAACGACGAGGCGTACAGCCATTGGCCGGGCAGGGTGAAAGCCAAGCTCGCCCGCAGCCGCGGCGGATGCGTGCACTGGACGTCCACGCGACAGGTCAACTCCTGGATGACCTGCTGCTCCGGATGCCGGCGCGTCACCTGGGTCGAGGGGGAGCGCCTTCGACGCTGCGCCGCCTGCGGAGCCCACAGCGAATCCCCGCTGTACCGGGACCACGAGAGCGACTTCGAGTTCGTCCGCTTGTCGTGGCTTTCCGCCGCCAACACGCAGGTTGAGCACGGCCTGCCGCCTGACCTGCCGTGCCACGACAACCGCCGTGGCCCCCTGATCCGACCCTCACCGAGGAGAACGCCGTGATCCACCACGTCACGCTGAACGACTGTCTCGAACCCTCCGCGCCGCCCCAGGGGGTGCTCGTCGTAGGCGTCACCGACGACACGGCGTTCATTGCCATCAGCAAGGTCACGACGGACGGCAAGTCGGAGACGACGACCGCAATCGCCGAGATCGCCGTGAGCGCCGCCTCGCTGCGGGACGCCCTGCACCTGCTCGGTGAGGACCGCGACCGCGAAGACCTCCGCCCCAAGACCGGAAACGACCGTGATGCTCGCCTCGGAGGACATCGGTTCATCGCTGCCCGCCTGTAGCCCACCGTCCCGCCTGACCGCCCCGACCACCCGACCCGGAGGAACCATGACCGCCGACACCCTCGCGCTGTTGCGCAGCGCCGAGGCGTACCTATCCGCGCTGCACGGCAGCGTCGCCCGCCACGACAACCTCGCCGCAAACCTCGGCTGTGCTGGGTGCGAACTGCGGGACCAGATCGCCGCCACCCTGGCCGACCAGCCCACCCTGCGCGACCAAGTCGCCGCCGCCATCGATGACGTGTTCACCCGTTGGAAGGCCGGGCTCGGCGACGAGCGCCCGCAGGACGCCATTCGCGACGCCGTGCTGGCCGCTGTGCCCGCGCCCGTCGACCGTCCGGCCGTGCTGCGGGAAGCGGCCGATGTGGCCACGCAGCTCCCCACCCCCGACTGCGCCGAGATGAGCAGCCTGACCAACGCCTGGGATCAGGGCACCTACGCGGTGGCCAAGGAGCTCCGCCGCAAGGCCGACGAGGCACAGCAGCCCGAGCACTCCTGTGGCAACTGCGAAGGGGTAGACCCCGACACCTGCCTCAACGTCTGACGCGCGGCCCCGGCGCCTATCCGGGGCCGCACCCGCCCAGTCCAGCACGACCACCACCGGAGGAACCATGACCGACCATCGCAGTGCAGTCTCGGTGAGCTACTTCATCCAGTCCCGTCCCGCCGCGAGCCAGCCGTGGCAGAGGGCTTCGGGCGTCGTGGGCATCTGGGAGTCCTGGGACGCGGCCCTGGAGGGACTCGCCGCTCGGCGCCGCATGCAGCCGAGTTGGGAGCATCGGCTGATGCGGCGCACCACCACCGTCACCGAGGAGCCCGAGCCCGAGGAGACGCAGCGATGAGGGGCCCGGCGCGGATGCCGCTGACCGGGCGGCAGGCCGAAGCGCTCACCCTGGCCGCCGACGGGGCAAGCCTCGCCGAGGTCGGCCGCCGAATGGGCGTCACCCGGGAGCGGGTGTCGACGCTGCTGTCGACGGCGTACCAGCGCCTCGATGTCGCGTACCTGCCGCGGGAGCTGAAGCGGTCGGCGGCCGTGCGGGTCGCCCGGGAACGGGGGCTGATCCCAGGGGCGCCCGTGAACTCGGTGGCCGCCGCCGGGCCGCGACAGCCCCAGGAAAGCCCCTGAGGGCCCCTCTCGCGCCCGAACGCGCCAATCAGGTAATCCGCTAAGCCGGGCGCTCTGTGCGGCTCTCAGGGCCGCACAGGCACCCCGCCCTCCCTGACCCTGCCTGGAAGGAACCGAAAATGACCGACCCGACCGTCACTGATCTTCGCCGCGAGTTGGAGAAGACCCGACTCGCCCTCATCGCCGCGCAGTCGCACCTGTCCGCGCACGCCCAAGCGAACGCCGCTCTGCATTGCGCGAGCGAGGTGTTCTATTCGCCCCTGCACGCCAAAGTCACCGCCGCGATCCAGGGTGTCGAGCATGCGCTCGCCCGCACCGACCGGCCCCTGCCCACACTCGACTCCCAGAGCAGCGACGGGCCGTGGGCCGCACTCGTCGCCGACCTCGACCGATGCAGGCATGGCCGCCACATCGGCGACCCCTGTGGACCTGCCGACGACTGTGACGGCACATCGACAGGCAATCCCCGGCTGCGGCCCGGCATGGTCATCGGTCACGACCTGCGCGGCGATCGCATCGTCGTGCCCGACCGCGAGCACAAGCACGACCCCGCCGCATGGCGCCAGGCCCAGCCGTGACCCCCGAACTCGACCCCGACGAGCAGGCGTTTCTCGACCTCCGTGCCCCGCGCGAGGAGGCGCATGTCGACTGCCCCGCCCCCCACTCCGGGCTCGGCGCGGACGGCCTGCCCTGACCCGCCACCCGCCGGTCCGCGTACCGCGACTGGTCCGAGACCATCACCGACCTGAAGTTGCCCGAGGAGGGGCCGTGAACGACCAGCCCGAGATCCATTACTGGAACACCGAGAAGACGGCCGAAGCCGCCGCGGTTCTCGCCGCCCGCCCACCCCGCAACGTCATCGCGACAAGCACCGTTGCCCAGCCCGACGAGCCGCACCCCCCGTGGATCAAGGGCCATTGCCCGGCGTGCCGCCGCGAGTCGCTGTTCGTCGCTGACGGCGGCTACGTCACCTGCTCCCACCTCGAATGCCCCGACCCCGAGGCCGCCAGCACGCTGCTGGAGCGGCAGGCCCCTGGCGACACCACCCCGGCCGAGGAAGGCAACGCCGACCGGCGGTACTGGAACGCGTGCTACGACCAGGAGAACTTGTGACCAGCCGCTACGACGAACTCAGTGAACGCGCCCGGTTCTTCCTGGAGAACTGGGACGAGCTCGACCTCGCCGAAATGTGCGCCAGCGGCGAAGCGACGGCAAGGCAGACGAAGGCCGCCATCGCCCGCATCAGGACGCTCCATCAGCAATACCGGTCCGTGTACGACGACGCCACCGACTCGTGCGCCCACTGCAACCAGATCAGCGGCGACGTCATCCCGTGGCCCTGCCCAACGATCGACGCGCTCAACGGAGCGGAGACCCAGCCGTGACGACCCTCGCCGAACTCGCCGCCGAGTACGAACACCAGGCCCGGCGTGCCGCCGGGTACGAGAAGCGGGACAGGCTCCAGCGCGACGCCCGCCTGCTCAGGTCCATGGTCGCCAACCGGTACGCGATGGACCCCGCACAGCTCCGCCTGCACATGGACATGCCCCTCGACCTGCCCGTGCGCTGGTGCCGCCAGCACGGCTACCGGACCAGCCTCGGCTACGGCGGCCTCACCCTCCAGCGCGACGACGAACCCGCCCTCGTCGCCTCATCCGGCGACGTCCTGCACTGGGACGGCACCCGCATCACCGTCACCACCCCCTGACCCACCGCACCGTCCGAACGGAGAACGCCGTGACCGAGGAAGCCGCCGCCTTCTGCGTCATCTGCCCCCGCAGTCTCTACACCGACGAGCTCGGTCGGTACATCTGCCGGCCCTGCGAACAGCGCATCGACGGCGACCTTCGCGAACTCGCCGGACCCGGCGGTCTCTACGCCCGCCTCTGCCTCCGCATCCACCCTGGCCGGAGCGGTGACGGCCCCAGCGTCGCCGGCACCCGCACCGCACCCGTGCCCGTGCGGCTCGAAGTGCTCAACCTGACCGCGAACGGCGGGATCGTCTCCACGCTCGAAACGTGGGTCGAGGACTGGGCCACCTACGGGCTCGCCCAAGTCGGCGCCGGCGGCGGACTCCAGCACCGCGTCGACCAGGCCGTCAGCACCCTCCGCCTCAACCTGGCCCGAGCGGCGTCCGCACACCCAGCCCTGGATGAGTTCGGCCGCGAAATATGGCAGCTGCGGCGCCAGTGCGAAGGCGGCATCAACGGCGAACGCCCGCCCCGCCGCATCCCCGTCACCTGCCCCTGCGGCACCATCCTCCGCGTCACCCTCGACACCCCCGGCCGGCAGTGCGGCGGCTGCGGCCAGCAGTACGGGCACGCCGAAGTCCTCGGGCTGCCGCTCGCCGAACGCAGCGCGGCATGACGAAGCGCCCCAGACCATCACGGTCGGGGGCGCTTCGTGCGTCCGGGGCTAGGCGGCGGTCTGGAACTCCTCGAAGTGCAAATCCAGCGGCCAGTCGACGGTGTCGACGCAGAACCAGGCAGCCAGCAGACCGCGTACCGCCAGGTCCCGCTCGACCTCGCCGAGCCGGGCCGAGACCACGACTTGCAGCCCCCAGTCCCGGCGGAGCATCGCACCGTAGAAGTCGGGCTCGTCGGTGGGCAGGTCGGTGACTACGGCGTCCAGCTTGGTGAGGAGATCGTCCAGCGGGACGGTCAAAAATCCCCAAGGGCTGAAGTCGACAATGGGCATGCGCGTTAAGCTCATGACGGGATTCCTTCTCTGCCGAGGTGGGATTTCTTGATCAGCGGGGTGATGACCCGCTGGTTTCTGCGGCCGGAGTGTTGACGCACTCCGGCCGTACTTGTGCACTCGCTAGCCGACTAGCACCTGGTCCAGGTACTCCCGCACCGGCTCGAACAGGCCTCGCGGTACGTGCTGGTCGATCTCGGCGTGCTTCACCCAGGCGACCTCGGCGATCTCCTCCTCGTCGAGGACCGCCGGTTCTCCGTCGACCACCGTGCAGGCCGTGTAGACCATCTCTCGGCCAGTCTGCGGGTGGATGCGCTGCCCCAGCGCCTTCTGCGACTCGACCGTCAGCCCGACCTCCTCGGCGACCTCGCGGACTGCGGCCTGCTCGGCAGTCTCGCCCTCCTCCACGGCGCCCCCCGGGAAAGCCCACAGGAGTTCGCCCTCCTTCTGGCGTCGGCGGATCATCAGCACCGCACCGTCGCGGGCAATGATCGCCATCGAGACGACAGGCTTGGGCTCGGTGTCGGTCATGCTGCCTCCAGGGCCGTGAGGATCGGTGCGTAGATGCGGTCTGCTGGAATGAAACGCGTGAGGGTCGCGCGCGGGACCCAGCTGACGTCGAGGTTTTCGACGCTGTCGAGGTTCGCCGCCTCGCCGGCCAGGTAGTCGCACAGCACATAGGACGCGAGTACTCCCGTCTGCGGGTGGACGCGGGACCCGAGCTGCTGGCGGACCGCGCAGTGCACGCCGGTTTCCGCGTGAGTCTCCTGGACGGCGACCGCTTCGACGCTGCCACCGGGCTTCACCATCCCTGCCGGGAACTGCCATGACAGCGAGGCGTCGCCGCGGCGGCAGACGAGGAGCACATCGTCCCCGCGGGTGACGATCGCTATAGCGACACGAAGAGCCTGCGCCTGCGCGGCTGGCTCAGGCGGCCGGACGAGGAGCTGGAATCGCCGCTGCACCGCCTCACCTGCCTGTTCGTAAGCTGTGTCGAGGATCTGCTGCACCTCGATCCGATGGGTCATGTTCGGTGCCGCGTGCCACCGGGTCACGGTCCGGACGGAGATCCCGAGGCGCTCTGCGAAGTCCTCGTTGGTCATTCGCATGGCGCTCTGGAGGAGGCAGGCCGTCCGGCCGGTCCAGGAGTCAACGACGTCCATCAAAACGCTCCCGTGCTGATCGTGCTCGGGTTTGGCTGTGCGGTGTCTGGTGCGTGGCGCGGCGGCGTCCGGCTACGGCTCCGTTGGCGCGTCGGTGACGGGCGGCTGTCCTTCTGCCGCGCCCGCGGGGGCCGTTGACTCAGAGGCATGTGCAGTCCTTCGCCGCTTGGCGCTGCGTCCCGTTGCCAGAGCTTCCGCCCAAGAGTGGCTACGCCCGAACATCCGCCCCACTTCCGCCCAGGTGCGTCCCGGCTTGAGATCCCTCAGCGCGGCCTGCGTCGTCGCGTGCAGCGCGCGGTCACTCGTCGCCAGTTGGTCGCGTGCGAGACGGGCAGCAAGAACGCGTTGGACGAGGTCTTCGATGGCCGCGACTTCGGCGACTTTCGCCTCCAGGGACTCCGTGAACGCATCTGTCATGAGGTCAGAGTAGAAGTCAACTCGCCAACGCTCAATAGGGTGTTGACAAGGCGTCAGTCGGCACCCTTCAATAGGGTACAGAAGCGAACGGCGCTCCACCGCCCGAGGCTTCAGCAGCTGCTCCACCAGCTGTGCGCACAACCAAAAACAGAACGGCCCCAGCGCCGGGACTCCACTCCCGTGCCAGGGCCTACCACCAGGAATCTCTGAAGGGTCCCCTGATGGCTAACAAGCACCTTACCCAGGTACGCCTGGGTGACGATCACCCGTCCCCCTTCGCCGTCGCTGCGGCCCGTGAGCCTCTGCGCCGCGTTCTCGGCGAGCCGGCCCCGTTGGCGTCCGACTTGCACGTCGACGACTCGGCGTACCGGGCCCGGCTGATCGAGCTGTATGCGACGGCCGGCGACTGGCGGGTCAAGGCTGAGCTCCGCGAGGAGGCCCGCCGCTACGACAAGGCTCACCCGGACGAGGTGCCGCTGGTCGACGAGCTCCTCGGCGTGCGGTGCGGGGCGGTGGCCTGATGGACACCGACCTGACTGCTCCGCTTTCCCCGGCCGCTGAGGCTGCACTGCTCCGGTTGGAGCGTGCCCTGGCTGTCCCCGTCGACGCCGGCCCGGGCGTATCCGCTGCCGACCGTGCCGCGCACGAGGCCGCTAGCTACGTCCGAGCGAATGCCGAGGCCGCGTGATGGTGCGCCGGTTCAAGGACATGCCGACGGAGGAGCAGCGGTACGCAGCCCGCCAGGCGCCTGCGTTGTATCGGCTCGCCCATGCGGCGGATCAGGAGGCGCAGCGGCACCAGATGGGCGCCGACGTGTATGGGCGGGAGGGCCGCGATTACAGCGATCCGGCCAAGGCGTCTGCTGCTCGGCGAGAGGCGGACCGTCAGCGGGCCCGCCGGGATGGGCTGGTGGAGTCTGCCCGGCGGTCTGAGGCCGAGGTTGCTCAGTCTGCGAAGCGGAAGCGGAGGTGGTGGTCGTGACTGCCGCGACCGAACCGCTGGCGATCTCCGACGACCTGTGGCACGCGCTCGGCTACGAGCTGCCCGAGGCCTGCCGCGTGCATCACTGCTGGATGGACCAGTGCCCGCCCGGCTCGCACGACGAGGTTGACGGTGGTGAGGCGTGATGCCGTTCCGTCAGCGCGGTGAGCGCGGCTGGGAGACCCGCCGCCCCTACGGCCACTCCACCGGCACCACGACCAGCGGCGCTTCTGGCGACCGGCCGGGCACGCAGCCGCAGCCTGCCACGGTCCGGCGGCGGCCCGGCGTCAAGGGGAGCTGACCCGCAACCGCCGACGCTGACCAGCGCACTCGACATCGCCCACCCCACGCCACATCAAGGAGTCCCACCATGGGAATCTTCGGTCGCCGCCACGTCGACACCACTCCCGAGCAGCGTTACTTCGCTGAAATCACTCAGCGTGAGCTCACCGATGACCAGTTGCGGCGTCGCGCTCTGGCTCTCGGCGGCACGGTCCGCATGTACGGCAAGGACACCGCCGTCGTCGCCACGAAGGAAGAGGGCGAGCGCGGCGGGACCATCAGTACCAGCCAGCCCTACGCGCGCGGCAAGAACGGTAAATGGACCGCAATCCGCTGACCCTGTCTGCCCGCTGTGCTCCACACGCCTGCCCGGGTGTGGGGCGCAGCGGCCGGACAGTCCGGCCGGTTGCGAGAGGAGCCCGTTATGGGCCTGTTCAAGAAGATCGCTGGCAGCCCTGAGGCCCGAGCCCAGCACAGCGCCGCCAAGGCCGAGCTCGACCGGATCAGCCGACGAGACCGGTGCGAGAGCGACGACTACCTGGACGCCAACGACCGCGTCGCCCAGGCCGAGAAGGCACTGCCGTGCTGGCGCCGACTCGGCTGACCAGCTGCCCGATCCGCCGGTCCCTGACCGGCGGTGAGGGGAGTTGACCGTACCGCTCAACCGCGCACCTGCCTAGGAGGCCGTGATGCGACCGTCCACCTACGTCCTGATCTTCCTGCTGCTTGTTCTGTGGCAGCGCGCCCCGTGGCTGGCCGACGCCGCGCCGAGCGGGCTCGGCTGGCTCCTCGGCCAGACCGCCCTCGTCGCAGCCCTCGCCGCCGGGATCATCGTCCACCGTGTCCACCGGAGCGTGACGTGGTGAAAGCCCTTTATCTCCTGGCCATGATCTGGCCGCTCATCCTGTTCGCGTACCTCCTGGAACGGGCACTCTCATGAACCGCAACGCCTGGCGTTCGTTCGTCAGTCGCGCCCCGTGGCGGGTATCCATCACTGTCGTGTCGCTGGCCGCACTCGCCATGACCGGCTGGTCCCTGTACGTCATCGCGCACGACACCTACGGCGTACCCAAGCTGTTCGCGTTCGGCGCGGTCGCCGTCTTCGACGGTGCGGCCATCGCCTGCATGTTCTTGGCCTCAGTCGCCGTGCAGGAAGGCCGCGCTGCAATCGGCGCCGTGCTCGGCACGCTCGTCATGGCTGGCCTCTCCTGCTATCTCAACACCACCCACGCCCGGCTCCTCGATGGGAACCTGCCCGTCATTCCGGCCGCGATCCTGTTCTCCAGCCCCACGCTGGCCCTGTTGCTGCCATCGGGCCTCGCGTGGTCCGCGGCCCGATACCGGGCCCGTGTCGAGCGCGGTGAGATTCCGTTCCGGCTGCCAGCCTTCGGTGGCTGGGTATGGCTCCTGGCGCCGGCTCGGGCCGGTCGCAGCGTCAAGCAGCGCGCCGTCGAGCACATTGAGCACGCTGCCCGCAACACGAGCGCAACGCCCGCAGCGGACGGCAAGGACCGTTCGGCTACGGCGGTACTGAGGCGACGCTTCGCGGAGATGGATCCCGCCGAGGCGATCCGCATCGCACACGAGGCGCAACCCGCTCTGGCGCCGGGCGAACTGGCGTCGCAACTGATCTCCTACGGCGTGATCGTTGATGCGGTGCAGGTGGCGCTTGTCCTCGGCTTCCGTCCCATTGAGGTGACCGTGGAGCGGCAGGCGCAACAGGGCGCAACACGTGTTGCGCCGCAGGTCAGTGCGGATCGTCCCGCGCTGACCAAGTCCGAGGCAATTCAGGATGTTGCGCAGTTGCTCGGCCCTGATGCGCCCGCCGCGGCCATCGTCGAGCACGTTGCCGTCCGGCACTCCCTAGACGTCAAGCCGAACCAGGTCCGGTCCGTCCTGTCGCGCTCTAAGAAGCGCCCTGTTGCGCCGGGCGCAACACCCGACGAGCAGCCCGCCGACGACGGTGAAGTCGGAGCCGGCGGAGGGGGATATAACTGATGACCACCACCGCCGAACCCGTCAGCCTCGTCAAGGACGAGCGTCCGTCGCTCACTCTGGTACCGGAGCCAGTGGACCGCGGGCCAGCCGCAGAGCTGCCACGGCAAGCCCTGTACCGGCGGGCAGCCCGCCGCGCGAAGTACGTCATCACCCACGAGCGCACCCGTGCCACCGGCCGCCTGGTAGTACGGCACGGCATGTACGTCGTCGGCGGCACCCGCATCGTCGCGCGCCGCACCTGGGACGGACGGACTGCGGCCCGCTACGAGCGCATGATCCGATCCTGCGAGGCGGCCGGGAAGTATGAGGAGATCAAGGAGTGGGAGGAGAAGGGCCGCCAGTACCGTGCCGCCCGCCACGCACGCCGCATGGACCTCCTCAAGTCCCCGGTCGACGCCGCCAAGGGGGTTGCCGTCGCCACCGGTATCGGAGCAGGCAGCTTGATCGGGCTCGGCGTCCTCATGGCCATAGCCGAGAAAGACCCAGCTCAGACTCTTGTGCCGATCGCTACGGCCATCGACCTGGTGCATTGGGCGGTCGTTGTCGCGTCCGTCGTGTGGGGCCCGTTCATCATCACTGCGCCGTGGCTTGCCCTGCTCTCACTGTGGGGTGTTGGGCGTCAGCGCCAGACCGCTCCGCAGTGGGCGCTCCCGGCGAAGCAGCGCAGCGTGGAGGGGGAGCTGATCACTCCGTCGATCGTGGTCAAGGCGTTCCGTGACCTGCGGATCTCCGAGCTCAAGAAGGCCATCGTGGCTATGGAGGACGGTGGCGCGTCGATGCTGTCGCCGATTGTCCTTGCCGGCTGTGGCGTCGAGGTCGACGTCACGCTGCCGTCCAGCGTCTCCACCGACGAGATCGAACCCCGGCGCCGCAAGCTCGCCGAGAACCTCGGGCGCCACGAGCACGAGGTGTTCATTCTCAAGTCGCCGCAGCCGCGAACGGTGAAGCTGTGGATTGCCGACTCTGGCGCCCTTGACGAGCCGATTGGGCCGTCGCCGCTGGTCACCGACCCGGAGCCGTCCGCCAACTACAAGACCGGGCGGGCTCCCTGGGGTCAGAACCTGCGCGGTGAGCCGGTGACGCTCAGCCTGTACCAGAGGCACGTCCTGATCACTGGCCTGTCCAACCAGGGCAAGACCGCCGCGCTGCGGGCCCTGGCGTTGTGGCTGGCATTCGACCGCAGCGTTGAGTTCTGGATCGGCGACCTCAAGGGCATCGGCGACTGGCGCATGTTCTCCGGCATCGCCAACCGCCTGATCGAAGGACCGACTGACGAGCACGCCATCGACGTCACCGAGATGGTCGAGGATGCCGTCGAGGAGATGAACCGCCGGCTCCTGGCGCCCGCTGGTACCAAGTGGAATCCACTGGTCGTCATCGTCGACGAGGCGCAGGTCGCGTTCATGAACCCCGCCAAGACCCGGATCTACACGGACGACGACAAGATCAAGGACGGGCCGCCCTACGGGGGTTCCAAGTCCACGAGCAGGTACTTCATGGGTGCCCGAAGGATTCACAACCAGGGCCGCGCAGTCGACGTGGTGCTCTGGGAGGGAACCCAGGACCCGACGGACCAGAACCTGCCGAAGCTGGTCCGCGAGGGGGCGCACATCCGCGCTTCTCTGGTGGTGGGTACCGAGTCGCAGGCCCGGATGGCGCTCGGCGACAAGGCCGTCGACGGCGGCGCGGCGCCCCACCTGCTGCGTCAGGGCCTGGACAAGGGAACCCTGGTCGTCGCCGGGGACGGTGTAGAACTTCCGCCCGGCGAGGCGGCGCTGACGGTGCGCACGCACTTCGTGGACACCGAGCCCGACGCCCAGGAAATCGCGGACCGGGCGCTGGCGCTGCGGACTCGCGTCGCGGCGGTGCCCAAGCTCGAAGCCGTTGAGGACGTCGACCATCTCGCCGATCTGGAGCAGGTACTCGAAGGCGAGAAGCGCGTCCGCACACCGGAGATCATCCACCGTCTGAAGAACCTCAACCCGGCCGTCTACACCGACTGGGACGGCGTCCGCCTCAGGCGCCTGATGACTGATCACGGCGAGGACACGGACATCTACCAGGGCTATCCCGTCATCCATCTGAGCCGCGTCCTCAAGGCGCTCGACGGCCGCCAGGACGACGAGAACGACCTTGGTGAGGCTCGGGTGGGGCGGTGACTTTCCACCAACTGCCCCACCAAGCCGCCCCACCGGCCGTGACCTGCGCAAACGGCGATCTGGTGAGGAGGTGAGGCGCCTCGCCATCACCTCATCAAGCCCCCCGAAACGGCACTTCCGCGCATCACCCACCACCTCCAGGAGGACCGCCATGCCCGCCAATCCGCAAACCGGCAGCGACATCGAGATGGAGGACGACGGCGACTTCACCGTCACCTTCTCCATGCGCCTGCCGCAGCCGACCACGCCCACCGACGAGGAGAAGTAGCCATGCCGATCAACGACCGTGACGACATCAACCACCGCGAACTCGCGAAGATCCTCGGCACTGGTCTGTGGGCCGGTCTTCGCCGCGGCGGTCACCTGACGCCAGCCGAAGAGCGCCGCATCGACCGCACCATCGAGCGCGCCCGGATCCGTGAGGCGGAGAAGCGCGAGATCCGTGAGGCCGCCGCCGCAGCCCGCGATCGGGCCCGGTTCGAGGCGAAGAAGCAGAAGGCCGTCGACCGGGCCACGCGGCGCAGCTGGCTCTGATGCGCCTCGCACCGCGAGGCGAGTGCCGCCAGTGCTGGCAGCACGCCCACGACAGCCGCCGCGTCCATGCCCGCCTGGCACCGCGCGAGGACTGCCCCGAGTGCGTCGACCACATGATCAACGGCCATCCCGACCACATGGTCGTCAAATGAAAGGAGCCCGTCATGGGCCTGTTCAACCGCAAGACCGAAGTCATCGCCTCCAGCGCTGAGATCGACCACGCCGCACGTGCCATCGCCAAGAACGACAGCGGCCCCGCCGACCGCCTGTGCGACCGGGCCGGCGCCGACTCGCAGCGCGTCGCCATGGCCATCCTCGCCCGCAGCGTCGACTACACGTCGCAGGAGGACTGACCACCATGTCCCCGCTGCCCGGCCAGCGCCCGACCATCGAGGCCGGGCAGCAGCCCCTCGCCGTCGTCACGCAGATCGGCATCGGCAACGACGGCCAGCCTCTGTACGCCTACCGCGACCCGTCGCCCGTCCCCCCGCAGCAGGCTATTCCCGTCCGGCCGTGGGGCGCCTACCTCGGCGCCGGCTGCCTCGGCGTCATGGCGCTCATCGCGGTCGTCGGGATCGTGCTGCTGTTCATCCTCGGCCTCGCCGTCGTCGCGGCCGTCCTCTGTGTCGCCCTGATCGTCGTCGTCATCTGCCTCCGCATGCTCATGGGCATGTGGCAGGAGATGCAGGAGTCAAAGGAAAAGTAGTCATGGGCCTGTTCACCCCGAAGTATCCGAAGTCCGACACCCCCGGCGCCGATGTGCAGCCGCAGCGCCGGGAATCCCGCGCCGACCGTAAGCAGCGCGAATACCGAGGGCGCGTTGATGCCGCCATGAAGGAGGGCTGGCGGGACGCCGAGCGGGCTAGCAAGGAACGCGGCGCCCGCTTCTGGGACCGCTACGAGAAGGACAACGGCCCAGGCAGCGTCGACTGGTGAACCACACTTCCGCCGTCCGCGGCTTCGGCCGCTCCCGCATCAGCCTCTGAGGAGACCGTCATGTCCGACACCGAGACGCCCGAGAACATCCGCTACACCGCCGACGTCGTGGCCATCACCCCGGACGGCCATGTGCTGTTGATTGAACGTGGTTGGCCGCCCCACGAGGGCATGTGGGCGCTGCCCGGCGGTCACGTGGACCGCGGGGAGACTGCCCTCTGCGCAGCGGCCCGTGAACTGCACGAGGAGGCTGGCGTGCACGTAGCCTCGGCCGATCTGCTGCCGGTCGGCGTCTTCGACCAGCCGGACCGTGACCCGCGGGGCCGGTACGTCACCATCGCCTACGTCGCCCGGGTGCCCGCCAGTACCGCCCTGACGGCCGGAACCGACGCCCGCGCCGCCCGCTGGTGGCCCCTCAATGACCTGCCGCCGCTTGCATTCGATCACGCCGACATCCTCGCTGCGGCCACCGGTAATCAGCGCTGAAGGGGCCCCATGGCTGACATCTGGAAGGGCAGGCCGCTGCCTGAGCGCGGCCTGGAGTTCACCGAGATCCACTACCGGCTGTACGACCAGCGCACGGGTGCCCTGCTCAGCTTCAACTCGACCAACAGCATCGACTCGCTCGTCACCGACGTACTGCGCACGTCTCGCGAGAACCCCGACGCCCAGATCTACGCCGTCGAATACGACGGCCCAGCCTACTGAAGGAGCCCGCTATGACTACCGCATCGCAGACCGCCTGGCCCGAGGGCATCCTCGCCCGGTACGTCACCGTCGCAGGCGTGGCCGACGGCGTGACCACAGTCGATCTCGCCGTCATTGAGAAGCCCCACCACTTCCCGGACGGGAGCGTCGCAGACCGCCCCTTGATCCGGGCCGCCTGCGCTGGCTGCTCGGCATCCATCGAGGTCTCGTACTGGCGGATGCGTCGCGGCACCATTGCGCAGTGGGAAGTGAAAGACCCTCAGGCCGCCGAGCGGGACGCCCGCGACTGGGCACAGGCGCATGCTGAGGAGTGCCGGGCGATGGCCCGGCCGGAATCCGCCTAGAGCCGATGGCCGGTTTGGCTTGACAGAAGCCGATCACCGAAGCCACTCTGTGCTCATCTGGAAATCTTGCGCTCTGAGGCCACCCGAACACCGGGTGGCCTTCTGCATGTTGGGGGTGACCTCCATGGACCCCCAGCTCGTCACCGCAGCCGACGCCGCCTACTACACCGGACGGCCCGTCGGCACGATCTGGCGATGGGCCTCCGAAGGCCGCATCCATCGCTACGGCCACGGTAGAGGCGTCCGCTACGACCTGCGTGAACTGCCGCGCCTCACCGTCGACGAGTGGGGCGAGCGGCACCTCGGTGAGCCGCCCCCGCTGCCCGAAGGCGCACACGCCGCCTGACTCCCAAGCTCGGGGCGCCCGACCCCCAGGCTCGCGCCCCGACGTCCCGCCGCCTCCCCAGGGCTCACGGCGGCGGGACACCCCGCTCCGGCCGACTTCACCCTCGGGCCGGAGCGGGCCCCAACTCGCCGTCTGGAGGTGCCCGTGTCGCTCCCGCCAGGCCTCCAGACGGTCACGATCGTCGACACCCGCCAGCACCCCGACGGCGGCCCCATGCGCGGCCGGCTCACCCTGCGGCCTGAAGTCGACGCGATCTCCTCAGCCGACCACGGGCTGATCGTCATGGGCGAGGCGCGAGCCGAATGGGTCAACGGACTCCTCACCCTCACCGTCCTCGCCTGCGACGCCACCGGCATCAACCCCACCGGCTGGACGTACCGGGTCACCGAAGCGCCCTACGACGCACCAGGCCGCTCCTACCCGGTCCTGCTGACCGCCGGCATGGGCACTGTTGAGCTCGCCGACCTGGCGCCCGTCTCCCAGCCGTCCACCGGCGAATACCTCGCTGTACCCGGCCCCGCAGGCCCGGCAGGGCCGACCGGCGCGACAGGAGCCACCGGCCCCAAAGGCGACACCGGCGACACGGGCCCCGCAGGACCGACAGGCGCCACGGGGGCAACTGGAGCAACCGGCCCCGCCGGAGCGACAGGGCCGACCGGACCGGCCGGACCCCAGCCGCCACTCGGTGCCGCCGGTGCCGGGCCGACGATCGCCCTCAAGAGCGACGACCCGACGACGGTGAACTCCCGTACACCGACGGCACACGCGACGAGCCACGCCACCGGCGGCTCCGACCCCGTCACCCCGGCAGCGATCGGCGCAGCCACGGCGACAGACCTCACGAGCTTGTCCGGCACGGTCACCGTGCTGAACGGCTTCCTGGACGACATCTTCAACCGGCTCGCCGCGATCGAGCAGGGCACGGCCTTCCTGGCCGGCGTCAACTCGGTCGGCCCGGTCAACATCACCGGCGGCGACGGATCCGTGCGGCACCTCCTCAACGGCGCCAACGGCACCGCCGGGTTCTACGGTGCGACCGCCGTCACGAAGCCCGTCGTCAGTGGCTCCCATGGCGACGGAACGGCCTACGCCTCCCTGCTCGCCGCGCTCGCCGCCCTCGGCCTCGTCACCGACAACACCACCGCCTGACAGGCCCCCACGTACCCCACCGGTCCGCAGTGCGTCACGAACCGGCAACACCGGGCACAGTTGAACCCTGGACAGTCGCAGAATGCTCCCCTCATCTCAGCAACACCTGGGGGCACCATGCGAAGAATCCTCGGCGGACTGGCGGTCGCCGGCGCGCTCCTGACAGCAACGGCCTGTCAGGGAAGCACCGTGACCACGACACCCGCCAAGAAAGCCTCGGCTACCGCCACAGCCAAGGCCGGCCCAAGCGCAGCCATGAAGGCCGCAGTAGGCGACACCATCACCGTCAAGGGCAACCTCAAGGGCGAGCGACTCGACGTCACGGTCAAGCAGTGGGTTGACCCGGCGAAGAGCGCCAACGAGTTCATGAAGCCGGACGACGGCAAGCGCTGGGTCGCCGCCCAGTTCCAGCTCACCAACAGTGGCGCCGCGGCCTACAGCGACAGCCCCACCAACGGGGCGCAGGTCGCCGACAGCCAAGGGCAGCGCTTCCATGCGACGTTCGGCGAAGTCACCGCGGGGCCGTCCATGGAGGCGGCATTGAAGATCGCGCCTGGAGACAAGGCGCTCGGATGGATCGTCTTCGAAGTCCCCAAGGACTCGAAGATCACCACGATTCAGTTCTCGATGAACAGCGGCTTCGCCGACCAGACGGGCCAGTGGACCATCAAGTAGAGCCGCCCTGTGCGCCTCCCCACCCCAACGGAGGCGCACATGGCCGACGACCTGCTCGTCATCATCCCCACCCGCGGCCGGCCGCAGGCCATCCCCGAGATCATGGCCGCCTGGGATGCGACCGGCGCCACGGCCGACGTGCTGTTCGCCGTCGACACCGACGACCCGCAACTCGCCGCGTACAAGGCGGAAGCCGCCAAGCTGAAGGCCGACGGCCGCGTCCGGTTCGCCTACGGCAAGCGCAGGCGCCTCGTCGGCACCCTCAACCAGCAGGCCGCGAAGGCCGCCAAGAGCTACCGGTTCCTCGGGTTCATGGGCGACGATCACCGGCCGCGCACGGCCGCCTGGGACGCGCGTATCCGTGAGTGCCTGTCCGGCGGGCCCGGCATCGTCTACGGCAACGACCTGCTTCAGGGCGAGCTGATGCCGACCGCCGTAGCCATGACCGCCGACATCGTCAGCACGCTCGGCTACATGGCGCCCCCGGTGTTCGTGCACCTTTGTGTCGATCTGGTCTGGAAGGACTGGGGAGTCGGCATGCAGCGGATCACGTACCTGCCCGACATGGTCATCGAGCACCTGCACCCTGCGGCGGGCAAGGCTCCAGTCGATGAAGGCTACGAGGAAGCCAATAGCCAGGAGCGGGTCAGCGGCGACTCCGCCGCGTATTACGCCTACCGCGACGAAGGCGGCCTCGACAGCGACCTGAAGAAGCTCCGAGCCCTCGTCGAGGCGGATTGATGCGAGTCCTTCTGACTGGCGCCGCTGGCTTCGTCGGCCGTCACCTGCACCGTGCGCTGTCGGAGCGGGGCGACCACGTCACCGCCATCGACCTGAGGGCAACGCCCGGCGTCAACCGCTACGACGCCCTTGACTACTTCCGCACGACTGAGGCACCGTTCGACCTCGCGATCCACTGCGCGGCGATCGTCGGCGGTCGGGCCAGCATCGACGGTTCACCGCTCGGCGTGGCCACGAACCTGGCGCTGGACGCCTGGTACATGCGCTGGCTGGTCCGCTCGGGCGCGCCGCGCGCCGTGTTCTTCAGCAGCTCCGCCGCCTACCCGGTCGCTCTCCAGCAGCCCGGCGAGATCCACCGGCTCGTTGAGGACGACATCGACTACGAGCAGCCCGGACGGCCCGACGCCAGCTACGGGCTCGCCAAGCTGACTGGTGAACAGCTGTGTCAGTACGCCGAGGCTGAGGGCACGCGCATGACGGTGCTCCGCCCATTCTCTGGCTATGGCGCGGACCAGGATGAGAGCTACCCGTTCCCCGCGTTCATCCGCCGCGCCAAGGAGCGGCAGGACCCGTTCGAGGTGTGGGGCGCCGGCGACTCGACGCGCGACTGGATCCACATAGACGACCTCGTCGGCGCGACCCTCGCAGCCGTCGACCAGGACGTGCACGGCCCAGTCAACCTCGGCTGGGGCCGGCCCGTCAGCTTCGACGAGCTCGCCGGGTACGTCACGCAGGCCGCCGGATACAGCCCCGTCATCAAGCACCTGCCGAGCGCGCCGCAAGGCGTCCACCACCGCGTCTGCGACCCGAAGAAGATGCTCGCCTTCTACGACCCCAAGATCACCCTCGAAGAGGGCATAAGGCGGGCGCTGACAGCCTGAACTACGGAGGTGAACCCATGGCAGACATGCACCCTGGAGACGGGGGCGCCGAGCAACTGCGTGAGTACTGGACTAAGGGCGCCGGCGCGGCCAAGATCCGCTGGGGCACGCCGGGTGACTTCGACCGCTGCGTGCGTCACCTGGAGAAGTACATGCCGGGCCAGGCCGAGGGCTACTGCAACCTCCTCCACAAGCGAGCCACCGGCATCTACCCCGCCACCCACGCCAAGCAGGAGCGAGGAGGCGGCTGATGGCCTGGACGAGCAGCGACCGCCGGGCCCAGCTGCCCAGCGACTGGTCCTCCAGCCGGCGCCCCCGCATCCTCGCCAGGGACGGGCACCAGTGCACGCGCACAATGCGCGATGGCTCGCGCTGTCCCGCGACGACAGACCTTGAAGTCGACCACATCGGTGATCCGCTCGATCACGACGACGCCAACCTCCAGGTGCTGTGTACGTGGCACCACAAGAGGAAGACGGCCGACGAGTCGGGTGCTGCCAGGCGGGCGAGGCCGAGGGAGAGGCGCGCTCGGCCGGCCGAGCGTCATCCTGGAATCGCATGATCAATGAATAACGATTCATTGGCTGCATAAACAGCAAGATCATACCTGGGGGGAACCCCCCTAATGG